CCTCAATACCGTAGCAAGTATTGGGACGGAAAGATTCGCCTGTTCAATATTGAAAAGAAAGAAATCTACTGTGGTTTGATTGATAAACTACAAGTATTTTGTCAGAGGTATGGATATACATTTGAGTTTGAGGCGAACAAGTTCTACGGTCTCCCATACGAGGAGAACGAGATGGTGTCTCAGGAAGGGGTCCAGGACTACCTACAACGCATCACATCGTTCAAGCCTAGGGAATACCAGGTAGAAGGTGTCTACGACGCTCTGAGACGCAACAGACGCCTTCTAATCAGTCCTACGGGTTCTGGCAAGTCTTTGATGATCTACGGCGTTTGTAGGTACCATGTAGAGCAGTCTAGGAAGGTCTTGATTGTTGTTCCTACCACATCACTGGTAGAGCAGATGTACAAGGACTTTG